TCATCCTCATCTGCGGTTTCTCCGATAGAAATTCGGTGCGATAAAGCTTCATCCGCTAAGGCCCCGCCCAAAAACACCTTCATCTTCTCGGTGTCTCGCGGAAATTCACCCGCAACTTCACACGCGATTTTTACGGTGAGAATCATGACGCTTCCTTCCCTTTCTAAATTGATTTCGCAAAGATCGTGCGGCTTCAATACCCCGGAGATTCCATACAACGGCAACCATAATGGCCTGATAATAAGTGAGCCCACTATAGAGTCCATGTGCTTTATTTTTCTTGGCCATCATTTCACCTCATAGGATCGAGACTACAATCCAGCGCTTCCATGCCGCCACCAACCTGCCGGAAACTAGCTACCCCTCCCTAAAATAAATTTGCGGATTCGGCACTCCAAAAGCCTTCTCATTCATCTGCCACAAATCCATAAGAAACTCCGAGCCCACTAACAGGATGTGCTTCTTCGTCTCGTGCAAGAGCTGCTCTCTCGTATAAACACCTGTAGGATGATAGAATTCGCAACCAGTACGCGCATCAATCATTGTCCAGGCACCGGCCATAGAGAATAGAAACACAACTCTGCGGAATTTCCCGACTTCGAGCTGATGCAACCAGCCCAGCTTGTCACGGACGATTTTGATCGTTGCACGTTCCATTACGTCTTCTCTTTTCTTGGCCTGTACTCAATTGTCTCCCATTCTCTAGTAGCAGTAGCTTCTTTGATGACCACCTCGATTTCATTCGCGTCCATGTTTCTTTTCAATAGCGCTTCGACCAAACTCATCTTGTCGATGCGTGTATTCTTACCCTTTTTGGACGCGAGAGTTCCTGCTGCATCCCCTACCGCAACAATGCCAGCATCAGCGAAGATGTCAAGGGTTATTACCTTGAGAGAGTCCTTCTCCGCGTCCCCCTCGTCTTCTTGGCGCTTCAATGCGGCTCTCCTGTCCAAGCAGTGCGAGAGAAGTGAGGCTTGCTCAGCATCAATGGTCTCATCTTCCTGCAACTCCGCGATGGTTGGTGTGTGCTTAGCCATCTTCTTACCTCCTATCTAATAGAATCCATATCTCCCCAGTTACGTCCAAACTTCAAGTCTACTTCAAGCGGCATCGAGAGAGTCACGACGTTCACCATCGTAGCTTCCAACATTGCTGCAAAGGAAGGAAGTATATCATCCCCGACCTCCCACAGCAAATCATCATGTATCTGAATGAGAGGGTCACAGACGCTGCCCGACTTCCTGTATGCTTGGTAAATTGGAATCAAGTCTCTCATCGCCATCTTAATAATGTCCTGTGCTCCACCTTGAACAACTGTAGCGCAAGCTTGGCGTTCCCCAGCCTCCCTCACCCAGCGTAGAACACTATAAGCCTCCGGGATCAACCGGATTCTGCCGAATAGATTGCGTACATAACCATGCTCCTTTGCATACGCCCGCGTTTCATAAAAGTATTGTGCTACTCCGGGGTACATTCTGAACCATTCTCTAATCATCTCGGCGCAAGAGTTCACAGTCCATCCCTCACACCCTGCTAATACTAGTTCCTCAAGCAATCCTTCCGGCGTAAGACCATACAATGTTCCGAAACCTATCCTCTTCGCCGGGTAGCGGTGCTCTTTCTCCTCCACCATATCCGGCGAAATGCCAAACATCATGGAAGCCGTCTGCCTGTGAAGGTCTCTCCCACTAGTGAAGACCTTTATCATGTTCGTATCCTCAGCCACATGAGCTACAACTCGCATTTCGATTTGGGAGTAATCTGCCGACAGGAGAGAGCATCCGGGACGCGCCATAAAACACCTACGGACCTGCCTTCCTTCCTCGGACCTTATAGGAATGTTCTGAAAATTCGGATCGCTGCACGAAAGTCTACCTGTTGTAGTCCTCGTGGTGCGGATGTTAGGATGTATCCTACCATCTTTGCTGCGCTTTAGACGGAGCGGATCAACAAACGTGGTTTTGTTCGTCTGAAGAGTACGCCACCGGAGTAATAAGGGAACAATCGGATGCTTATCCTTAATGTGCGTCAATGCTTTGACATCCGTGCTATCCGCGCCGCTCTTTGTTTTATGCCCTGGCTTGAGTTTCAGTGTGGTGAATAGCAACTTTCCCACCTGTTTTGTGGAACCGAGGTTCACACATTTACCCGCAAGGCCGTCAACTGCCTGTTGGATTGCATCCATTTCTGTCGCATGGGAAGCAGAGAGTTCGCCGAGCTTGTCAGGGTCTACCAGCATTCCGCTACTCTGCATGTCAGCTATCATGTGCACTATTCCCATGTCGAGGGCTAGTGTATCTTCGAGTTTCTTCTCCTTAATCATCTTCAGGAGAATCGGATAAATACGCAGGGTCACGTCAGCATCCCGTGCCGAATAGGACATAGCATCTGCTAAGGGTGCATCGCGCAGATCCGCTTCCGGCATCTTCCCGATAGTCATCTCGACTATTTCCTTCACTGTCTTGTCCGAGCGCTTCCATCGCGCATGTAAGTCGAGCTGAGGGTCTTTTGCCGCAGCATCCAGCATTCGCTTGACTCTTACATGAACAGATTGCGGCTGTTTGATCCTCGGTTCTCCATCTGCATTCCATTGTACAAGAGGCGTAGGTGTGGGCCAGCGCATCTTCATTATCTTTTGCAGGTAAGCAACGGCCCTAGTCCGCATGTAAGGGGCTACCATCTCTTTGTAACTGGTCATCTGCATGTCCAGCAGGCGGTACGCAAGAGTCTTTAGGGCTTGTGGTTCGCTCTGGAGTAAGTAGGCCATGACCATTGTGTCAACATACCTTTTAGGGTACACACCCATCTTAGCTAAAACAGGTAAGTCGAAAAGAGCATTGTGCAGGATGGTGAGCGTCTTGACACTTCGGAGCATCTTATTCACCTTCTTGAGCACTTCCTCATCATTCGCCATTACTACGAAGCCTGTTCCCGCTTCCTGCGAAATCGACAGGCACCAAGGTTCACCTTCGCTAGTCGTCTCTGTATCTACAGCAGTTAATCGCCCCTTCTTGAGCACACCTCCTATGTCTGGGATAGGCCAGTTGGCAGGCCAAGATGAGCATTCTGCGTTACACACCTCTCTTGGTTTTATCTCTTCTCTGTGCACCTTCCCAAGAGCCTCGAAATCTGACATGATGCGCGACATCCTGGTGGTTTCATGGATGCCGTAGGCAGGGTGGTACAAGGGCACCACTATAGGTTGGGGTACAAGCGGAAAACGCAAACAGCCTCCCGGCATAGAGTCGTTTGCAAGGGGAATGCCGTGCATCATGTCAAGATTGAATTCATCTCCTAACAAAGTCCTTCCTGCGACCGCGCCGACTAAGCCCACAATAGATGCTTTGCTCTGCTCTAACTCTTCTAATAAAAGAGGAAGGCAAGCTGCTATCTCATCCGGTTTGGGATCACGGTCACTTGGCGGCCTGCACTTTACAACATTGGTAATGTAGCAGTCAGATCGGCGCAGTCCAGCTCTCTCCAGATAGTTGTCCAGCTCCATACCAGAGAGTCCGACGAAAGGCTTACCCTTCTCATCTTCTTGCCTGCCAGGGGCTTCCCCTATAAGCATGATAGGAGCCTTCCAGCGCCCACTACCTTGGACAGGGCCACTACAAGTATCGTTTAGAGCGCATCCACCACAGCTGAGTCTTCTTACCACCATCCCAATGCCTTTCCTACTAATGGAATGAGTATGAGCGGTTCGAGAATACAGGACTTTACTCTTGCTGCCGCTACTTCTATCCTAAGCCTATCTCCTGCAAACTTCCTACGCCATGCGCTCCAAGGCATGTTTATCAGGAAAAGGGCGCAGAAGAAACGAGAGCTCACAAAGACCAGCACAATTATTGCTGCAATTTTTACCACCATCCTAATATCCTCCCGATCAATGGCACAAAGATGATTGGTTCAAGCATACAATCCACCAGTCTTCTCAATGCCGCTGTTTGTGCGCTATCCTTGCCGCCTCTACCGACAACATCGTCAGGCAGGGTAAGTACGATGAAGGCGCGAGCTACGACAAAGACAAGTGCGATCACTGCTACGATGTAGAGAATCATCATTCCCCCCTTATTCTTTTTATTGCCCTTTCAGCTATCTCTTTTCCGATCCCTGGGATCTTCATCCATCTATCTCTATCAGCGAGCACCATGTCAAAAACAGAGTCGAATTCCTTGGCCACACTCGCCGACTTGCCTATCCCTATTCCTGGCAACTCGCTGGCGATCCTTCTTAGCAGACTTGGTTTGCACAAGGAGACTGTCGGAAACAATGTCTTTTTAATCGCCAAGTGGCTGCCATGCTCATTCCAACTCTTATCCCACCAATCGTGCAACGCCTCCACCATACGCACTGTGCCTAAGACACTTCCTGATTGTCTTACATGAACTCCAGTGATAATGTCAACAGAATTCAGGTACTTCAGGAATCCTGCCCCAGTAACTCCTGACGTGAAAGGTTTCCACCCGCCTTGACGTGGGATTTCAAGATCGTCATTCTCAGGATTCACACGCCAGATCCCTTCAACCACCAAGTAAGAGACCTGATAGGCGTTGAGCATACCTGGTAGCTGGTGGCCTGAGAATCTGCCGTTTATGATGGAGTTTACCATGTCCTTTATCTTTTTGCGCTCAACGCCGACAAAGATCAGCTCATCCTCCTCCTGTTTTCCTACAAAAGCGAAGTCGCCGAATTCCAGCCTCCCCAGCACCGCTCGCACTCGGAAATGTTTCGCCAGTTCTGCGCTTCCTACTCTGTCATCAACAGTTATCATACTTCGTCCTCCTACACATCCCAATCTCCAATTACGGTTCGGCATTTCTTGCTTGGGAAAGGTATCATGCGAACACCATAGACATAAGAGTATCAAAATTGCACAAGCCGCCAGACAGTTCAAGATCACAGAGATCCATGTTCTGGCGGCAGTCCTTTACGAAGCACACAAATTGGCCGTCTTTTCGCAACAGCCGGACATTCACCTGTACAGCGAAACCTGTATCCTTGAATCCATTCCGCTCATACTTACCAGTCCATTTATCGTTGACATACTGCGTTCGCATCTTATGGAGCAAGATCAAGTTCTTATCGTAGCCGTAGGCCGTGCGAATGACTTCCCGCATCTCTGCGTTGACCGGACCGTAATGATGTGGCAGAACTTGAGTCAATTTACCTAAGCCAGCCATTCTGCACAGCTCCCAGAGTTCTGTAGCTGTGTCTATGACTACTGTACGCACTTCCGAATGCGTCAACACCCTTTTGTACTCCTCTTTGAAGCGGCCCCACTCTGCTTTCCAATCAACACCAGGCACTTTCTTGTCGGCGGGGAGCATGAAGCTACTGATAAGAATCTCTTTGTCTTTGAACTTATGGATCACACCCTCCAAACCCTCATCGAAATTGAAGAAAGCTATCGGAGCGGGGGCAGACAGGCCAAAGGTAGTCTTGCCGCGCTTCTCTTGCCCGTCGACAGCTATGATTAGCCGAGGTTTGGTCTTATTACTTGGCTTCTCAAAGCCTGGTATCTTGAGTTCGCGTTTGGGCATCACAACCATCCTTTCGATTTAGCATTGTTCACCAACATCTGCCAGTTCTCGTCAATCTCTAGCTGCGTGAAAGTTATGTCATAGCGCGGCAGTTGCGGCATTTCTGTTTTCCAATCACCATTGACATACATGATATACATCCTAGCCTCGACTACTCCAAGAGCCTTACAGTATGCCTTCAGCTGCGCCATCCACTTCCATACATCCTCCGGCGTTTTTCGCGCAGACTTCCAAGTGAATTTATACTCCAGGAGAATAACCTTGCCACGCTCAAATAGAATACCATCAGGCGAGAGGATTATACCGTCCAATTCTATCTCTCCAGGCCTTACAGCATCTGTCAGCAAGGACTCGATATAGTTCTCGAACATAAAACCCAGCTCTGCGGCCAGCTCCAAATTCCAGCGCTCATCATCCGGATACTTCTTCCCGAATTTCTGATCGAGGTCGCGGATTATGTCTGTCACGTGGAGACCTTCCGATCTCTCCACACCGCTTCCCATCAAAGGTAGTGATTCTTTAATGAGTTTCAGTTCCATAAAAAATAGGGGAGAGTCTTCCACTTGGCATCCGCTTCGCAGCATGGAGGCCCGAAGCATGGCGAACATTCCTCATGGCTGCAACTCTCCCCCAACCTCCTTAGCCTAATTTAATCATCCCATTCTCATAGGTCCAAGGGCCGCTAGACAAGAATTCATCCTTGAACAACAGGCTGATGATGGCGTTTTTATCCTTGTCCCCTTTGACCTTGGGCACCAGCTTTGCAGGAACCTCACGCTTGGCGATAATGCCGTCCGGGTGTTCCGTCAGAAGCTCCACAAGAATCCCAGTCGCCCTCTCGGCCAGCTCAGGGCTGTCGGTGCCTGCAGCGGCAACCGGCGTCTTCCTGGCAGCTTTCTTACCCTTAGCGGGCTTCTCTTCCTCCAAGATCGCGGAGACGACCAGAACCGTATCTGGACGCCCGTCTGTCCTCTCCAAGCCCTTACGCTTCGACGGGACTCGTTTGACGTGGACAGCAAGACCTTCAAGGGCAGCAAGGTCGTCACCGAGATCGTCTGCGGGAAAGCCCGCGTCGACAAGAGATTGGAAAAGCTTCATTCCGTTCGTACTAGCATTCAGGAATTCAACATTCCCTGTCGAGACGATTCTTGTGCCGACTCCGGCAGGACTTTTACCATCCTCAGAGGGTTTCCAATCGGCGGCATCGCCCATGTTCCAGTACTGCGTGATCGGTTCCTCGTCCTGTGCATCTTCCTCCAGTGACTGCAAGTCGATTGCCATAGCGCACTTGGGATTGGTGACGAACTTGCCGTTGTAGTCCCACTCGCAAAACCGGCAATTCGTGAGACGTACATCGACATCATCAATTATCCCAGCTACTTCTATAGCATCGGCTGGGTTCAAACGAACCATCGCTCCTCCCTCCTTTCGTTAGGGATAATGCGGGAGGAGGTGTGTACCTCGTTTTCACCGCCGCCCGGAAA